GTCGAATATACCTTGTGATTTGGATCACATTGTGATCTATATCTCTATGTAACTAAGGATCTTACAGGATGTCTTTCTTTAAGACAGAGCCCCCTTAGAGTCATTGGTCTCTTTTCTCCACTGTTTAATAACTTTGTGAGAAAGGCGTGATCAAGCACGGAACAAACGAGCCTGAAGAGGTAGTTTTCCCGACAAACGTTTTTGATGTTTGGGGATATCTACTTTCAGGGCCTCGTCTGATACTAGTGTCAAGACTCTTTGCCCCTCCATATACAGAGTAAGAGCTTCATCAAAGCAAGGATGTAGAAAATTTCTAAAATCCTTACCCTCCCGTTTACCCACTCAACCTAAGGTTGATTGGGCCGGGAAAGATGGAAGCTCTACTAGTCTAGCGCCGAAATTATCCAATTTCCTTAAGAAATTGGTAATCTTACGAAAATTAGGTGTATTCAGGTATCACAATTGATCCTGAAGATACATCAAATCCCGTAACGAACCACGATAAGGACCTTTGAAACACTGAATAATCAAATTCTTGTTTCTAGGACCTGTCGTAGCCCATCGCGACTCCAAACCAGCTAACTGCCGACGGAGAGGAGAAAGTACCTTAGATCAGAATATCTCTAAGTATACTTTGTTAAAATCCCTCGGACTTCCAGGCCGGAGTCTCAGGATATCGGTATTGAAATCTGCCTTAGCAAGCAGTCCTAAATAGACTACTTGAAGGGCATTTCTCATCCGGTCAAAGGATTTTCTCCTTGACTGGTAACCGTAACCTAAGACCCGCGCTTGGCGGTCCCAGTTCATTCCAAATTTCTTGACAAAAGCTGATCAGGCTGAAAGGTCATGGATGGATGAATCTAACTCCTTTAAAGAAATAGGAGATACATTCACCCCATCCACAAAAGTGTTTTTCGCAAATTCGATTCCTGAGCCATTATGGCTAAGGATCGACTTGTGAAGACCACATTTGACTCCCAACACCTCCAACAACTTGAGGTATTGGCGAGCCACCTTCCAGTCCGCTATGACAACATCATCACCTAATACGGCATACTTACCGAATAGGCGAGATGAATCATAGCCCGCTTTTCACGCAGCCACTTGTATAATAAAGTGATGTACGTAAGCTAACATAGCCCAAGAAGACAGAGCACCCATTGGTTGCCCAACTGAGTAGCGGACCTTCAAATCCAATCCGTGCTTACCACTCTTAAGGTGGTAGTCACGATTGGTTAAGATCCGCGATCAAGTATCTCCAAACTTCGGCAACTCGACAATTA